TGATAACATTGTGCACCCTAACTTTAATGATCTATTAGAGTACATGGATAAAGAAAGAGATGTTATATTCTTCTCTCAAATATTTGCAAATCAGAAGCTCAGACTAATGCCCGTTAGTATAGATGTTGGTGGTGTAGACACAGCAATGTTTGTAGTAAAAAAATCTGTGATGGACAATCACAAATGGGAGGAAGGCGCATATACAGCTGATGGAATACTAGCTAAAGAACTTAGTGAGTACAACTGTCAATATATTTATACCCCGTATTGTTTTTATAACTATCAACAAGATACAGTATTTAATGAAAGTACGGTCCCCAGTAGAAAGATTCTAGCTTACATGGACTTTGATTCTCCTACAGGATTTGCCACTGTCTCTCATAATGTACTTGATAGATTAACTCCCTGGTTAATTGAGAATAAAATTAAAGTAGATGTTGCTGCTTTAAACTATGGTGATAAACCACATGCCAGATATAATCAAGCCATCACTATTGTTAATCCAATGGCTTTTGCAGATAATGCAGAAGACTATTATTGGAGAGATGGTATATTAAAATTGTTAAGTAATGGAGATTACGATCTTTTTTGGGCTATGAATGATGTACCGGTTATTGGACCGATGGCAGATTTTATAAAACAATCACAGATTAAAAGAGAGTTCTATAATAGAAAACCATTCAAGACTATTCTCTATACTCCTATTGACAGTGTACCGTTTGCTAGGTACTTTAATAATTTAAACTTCTTTGATGAGATTGTTACATACACAGAGTATGGTAAAAGAATGGCACTGGATGCTTTCTATAAGTCTAACAAGAATGTTATTACAGATGTAAAGTTTGATATCATTGCACATGGTACAGATAAAGAAACATTTAAGAAATTAAGTAACAAGAGAGAGCTACGAAAGAAGTATGACTTACCTGAAGATGCATTTATTTATGGTAACTTTAATACTAACTCTCCTCGTAAAGATTTTGGTACAACACTAATTGCTTTCTCTTATCTTAAAAAACAGAGACCGGATATAAACTCTGTTCTCTATTTACATACTGAGCCCAATGATGAACAGGGAATTAAAATGTATGTAGCCTGTGAAAGATTAGATTTAAAACCAGGTAAGGATGTATTCTTTCCTTTAGCAGATAAACATAAAAGAAAGAAATACTCTACCAAAGAGATCAATGAACTCTACAACTGTCTAGATGTATTTGTTACAAGTACTACTGCAGAAGGTTGGGGACTAACTGTAACTGAAGCTATGGCTTGTGAGTTACCAATTGTATGCGGTTTACATACATCATTGAATGAAATTACAGACAATGGTGAATTAGTATATGCTGTAAAGAATATATATGAGCACATACAAATTGAAGACGCAGAAAATATCCGGGAAGTATTAGATCCTAAAGAAACTGCACAGAGAATGATAGAAGCTTATGAGGATTGCAAATTAGATATTGCAAAAACATTCTACTCCCATAAAATGGAAGAGTATGATTGGGATAAAATAGCTGAACAGTGGAAAGAAAAGTTTAAGAAAATACTTTACTTACCCTGACCTCTATACTTAGATTGAGGAGTTGCTTTAGGTCCTACAGACTTGTGAGCTTTTCCCTTTTTCTTGTTTGTATTTTTAGGTGCAAGGCTCTTAGCCATACTGTTACCACCTTTTTTTGCTGCCGCCATATATATAATATAATTAATTTATATTAATTAATTCTAAAAGCATTAAAGAAAGTCCAGTTACCAGCAGGTTCTCCAAAGATAAATTCTCCACTAGTACTAGAGGTAAATCCTGAAAACTCTAAGTAATCAGTACTACCATTCATATAAAGAATAGCATTAGTAGTCTGAGTAAGTCCTGTATTAGTAGGAAGTAAGTCTTGAGCAATAGCTACTGTATTTGTATTTCTAAGAATCTGAATATTAATCTGATTTCCTAGTGTACCAATATCCCATCTTACTTGTAATACTACATAGTAATATCCGGGTATTGTAGGACTCCATTTTTTAGTACCTGAATTCCACCAACCATTAGGATCCAGCTTAGCAGTAAATCCAATAATAACTGTACCATTAGTTGTTACATTTACAGGAGCATTTAATCCACAGTTAGTGTAAGTAGCAGCAGTATTTATTACTCCCCCTACATTTAAACTACCAACAGTAATAGCATTCGTGGTTGTGTTACCCGCTGTGGTGACCTGTGCGAGCGTTGGAGTAGAATATACAGCTGAGATTTGTTTGTGCTCCCACAGCTGTGTGGTGCTGTTGTAGAAAATACCATCATTGTTGTTGGGATTTCTAGCATCTACATTATGTAATTCATCTAACTCAAAACCATTCTGTACTTTTACAAAGATTTCACCATTGTTAGTATTTGATCTAGTTACTATACCAATGAATACTAAATGAAGTGGGGCATATGGTTTGTTTAAAAGACCATAAATTAAATCCCCATTTGCTCCTAACCATACAGGATCACCTGCATTAGCTGAATTAGTATTTAATCCGGCTAATAGACCTTCAGTAATAACAAATCCTTTACCATTTATAGCTAAGTTCTGGGCTAATAAACCCATTGTTTTACTAGATGTAGCTTCTGAAATATTAGAAGCTTTAGAAACTATCATGTTAGTTCCATCAGCACTAGATACATAAACTGCTTGACCTTTATTAATAGCTTGACCAGCTTTTACTTCATGTTTTAACTGTGAAGTCCAAGTAGCATAATTATCTATCCACTCAGCATTATAGTTAGTATTATCTATTTTAGCTAATATCTGACCGGTTGTACCACCAGCAGGTAATCCATTAGCAGAAATATTAGAGGCGTTAATTGTTACTGCTCCTAAACCACTTGTGGGTGATATAGTAATATTAGTACCCGCAATAATTTGAGTAACACCAGCTACTGGTAAACTAGACTGATTTAATGTAGCAGCAAGATACCTTAGATGAGTTGTATCTCTTCTATATTTAATTTCTTTGGTAGCCCGGTAAATCTGTTCAGTTTCATTGGCCCAAAGATTTAATTCTGCAGCTAGTACGTCTAGTTTTAACATTACTTAATCCCTTATATATAATTTACAGCATTTTTCAGGGATTGCTGCATGGTCTTGTAAAAAACCTTCTTGTTATGAGGTATACCGGCTACCTCTACAAACATGGCATTTACAAACATTGTCTTGGTAGCAGTACCCATATAGCTTTTACCATTGATAACAACCTTAGTTGTAATGATGTACTGTCTTTTTAAGAACTGTAGTCCTACAATGTTTAGTAATTGTTCCGGCATTGCAATAGATACGATTTCTCCAGATACAATACTTCCGGAATCACATAGACTATACTTATCAGAGATTAACTCTTCCAGTGTAGCTTTAGCACCAAACTCTACAGGCCTGTCTAGTAAATACTTTACAGTAGCAGTGTTAGAAACAGTGTCAACTTTGTAGCATTGAGCACTCAGAGAAGTCACCATAGTGACAATGAACGTTAGTATAAATAATTTTTTCATGGTTAGTAAGTTACTGCTCCAGAATATCCAGGAGCTATTATATATAAATTAAGAGTTCCTCCACTTGTTAAGGTAGAAGTTGTATACGTGCTAATACCAGGGTAAGTTACACGTGTGTTCACTTTAGAGGACACTATTGCATTGTACTGAGCTAAAGTAAAGATTCTTACATCCGGAGCTATTCTCCACTTACTAAATCTTCCTGCTTTCCTAGCAGCTACGTAGTACTTGTCTGCTATATTTATTCTTCCGTCATCATTTACATCAAATATGTGATAGGATAAACCATTAGCTACAATCTTTCCTAAAATAATATTAGAGACACTTTGTATATCTGTAGTAGTATAGGCTTGTACTCTAGTTGGAGCATCTACCTGAATTGTAAATTGATCTCCTGCTACTGTAGTTCTTGAAAAAGAATAATATCCTGACGAGTTAGTATATGCTGTAGCATCTAAAGAGCTAGACGAGGTTGTTGTAGTTGAGGTTGAAGTTATTTCCCAAGTAGTACTAGCAAAAGTACCAGCAGTAACTAAAGTACTTGCTAACCAAGCACTACCTGTTGATATACCCATTTGTTCTTGGTTTGAACCATCAGCTGTAAATGTTCTCCAAACTACTATCTGTTTTGAGGTTTGGTTTTTAATAAAGTACAAATCCCAAACATAGTTGATTCCTGTCTGATTGTATTTACAGTTACCTTCATACCTGACTCTAAATACATCTCCATAAGTTCCATCTGTATAAGCTTCAGTTGAAACATAAGAAACGTTGTTATCTGTAGAACTATTATTAACTGAACCTATATGGATAGTAGGTTGATTAGGACTAGTAGCACTTCCGTTATATCCAGAGCTAGAGGTTGTCCCAAAACAAAACCAAGAGTTAGAGTTAACGTGACCACTTGTATAATTTGTACCTGCATAACTTACCGTGAAAGGAATAGTTACAGCAACTGATTTCTCATCTGTGTTAAGAGTAGAATGTAAAACAGAACCCCCTCTTCCTCTATCAGAAGGAATACCAGAAGTTATCTTAGTTAAAGTTCCAGTTTTTGTAGTTGCTCCAGCTGTACTTTTAAATAGTTTCACAGCTACGTTAGAAGCACCAGAACCATTAGCATTATAAAGATACCCGGAGTAATTAAACTGTGCACTCAGAGACTCTGTAAGAAAGAATAAAACAATGATCCATCTCATATCAGTAACTTGGCTCCCATTAAGATTTGAAAGTTCAGGATGTCTTGTCCTGCCACATAAGTTCCTCCTCCAGTAATACCTAAACCAAAAGTCTTGGTCATCTTATAGGTAAAGTTAAAGAAAGGAATTACAATAGGCTTAGATTTAAATATAGACTCTGTATAGTATTTAGTATAGGGAGAATAGATTCCAGCCATAATAACTGTAGCATCTATACTCTTAGTAAGTTTACCCTTATACATGAATCCACCTATAGCAATTGTAGAGATCATTGTTTCTCCATATAGTTTACCATAGGTACCAGCTGCTCCATAGAGTGCTGTAAAGTTCTTAACTGAATTTACTCTAACAAACAGAGCTGTGTTAGAGAAGGCTTTAGGCATCAGACTTATACCATCTGATATAACACTGATGTGTTTGTTACCTTTTTTATTTGCTCCTATCCATGAACGGACACAGGAGATATTACCGATCTTAGCATTAAGCATATAATCAGCTGAAAACCCAAGAGAAGAAGTACCATCTCCTTTTACTCTTGTAAAGGACATAGTACCTCTTGCATCCTGAGCTCCGTCAGATTTTGTTTGTATACCAACTAAATCACCTGTAACTAAGATTGCAGGTTTAGCAACCTCAGCTTTGGCTTTATTAGCAGCCTTAGCAGTGCTACTAGACTGAGTCTTTTGTTGCTCAGTCTTAGTATCTTCTACTTGTTGGTCTGTGGGCTTTTCTTCTTGTACTTGCGTTTTTTCTTCGGTTTTACCTCCGCCACCACTTCCTCCACCTTGGGAGCTTCCACTACTGCTTCCGCTTCCACTGGAGCCGGAGCCACTGCTTCCTCCATTACCTTCTCCGCTGCCACTACCACTTCCGGGATTGGGGTTGGAGCCGGAGTTGTCTGTAGTCCCGCTTTGATTTTCTGGTGGGTTTCCTCCATTGCTGTTGCTTCCAGTTTCTCCTGGCGAGCTGCTAGAAGAATTAGAACTACTAGAGCTGCCACTAGTACGATTCCGAGAATTAGTTCTGCTGTCATTATTGTTTGTTTTATTGGTTGTTCCTACGTTAGTTCCTGAAGAAGTGCTAGATCCCACATCTATGTTTACACTACCAACATTTGAAATAGCCCCTAAGTTCATTACATTACTTACAATGTTTAGAGTCGTATTTGTTGTGGTAGTTGTAGTTGTAGTTACTCCAACTCCTTGACAGGGTGATGTATTTTTATACTTCAAATATACACTATTTATCCAATTGTCAAATGTTCCGTCTTGTAATTCTGTATAAGAGAATGTTTTAACCTGTCCATAGTAAGCAATTACTATAGGACTAGACATGTCAGCATTAATAAATTTAAGCTCTTGCGTACAGGGATCTGTATAAGAATAGATAAAGCCCTGCCCATTTACGGACAGAGCTATTATCATGAATAGGGTTAGTATCTTAGTTTGTAAATACACCTGACTTAATGAGATTTTGAATCACATTAGTGCAAGCAGTTTCAAGAGACTTACGGGTAGCTTTACCTACAGTACTTTGAGAGAATTTCATATCATCTAGAGATTTCAAGAATGATTCACCAGTTTTTGTTGACTCACCTTCACCAGAACCAATATAGATCTGACCTGTTTTAGCATCCACAAAACGGACCTGTAAACGTATGAAGGTAGTAACAACAACTTTTGACTTAAGGCCATCAACTTGCTCGTCTTCATCAACAGCAAAATCAGCCACAGTAACATAAACAAAGTAGTGAGCAGGTTTAATCTTACCTTTTCCATCAATTGGCTCATCAAATACACCTTTTTTAGAGGCTTTAAATTGAGTAACCATTCTTTCTTTAATCTCTGATTTTTCTTCGGTGAATATAAATCTATTAGTTTCATCTAAATAATCTAGTACTGACTCAGCAAAACCAAGTCCTACATTCTTTTCCTGTAAAGCAGGATATAAAGAAAGAACTTTTGTCATGTCTACACTAACTACCTGCACTGTTTTCTTAATAGAATCAGTATAGGAAGAAACTGTAGAGATATCTTTGCTCTCTACAGCTTCCCCATCAGTTGTTGTTTTCATAGAACCGCAACCGGCTAATGTTATAACCACCAAGGCCATAAGCTTATTGAACCATTTTTTCATATTATTTTATTTTACACCAACCCAAACAAATTTTACCAAACGTGATAATTTTAACAAACTCACAAATTGCTTTTTTTACCATGGATCTTCTTCTTTAGGTTCAGGCTTAGCAGCAGGAGCAGCTGGTGCAGGTGCTTGTTTCTCAATCACACGTTCTTTAATAACTGTGTTTGTGCCACCACCACTAGATTGCTTCTGTTGGTTTGTGTTGTTGTTCTGTAAGTTAATCACAACAGGTGCACCGGGTGCAGCTTGTTCTGTCTTAGCTTCTTCTTTAGACTCTTCACCACCGCCTAAGTGGGTTGCAAACCAGGCACCCCCGGCTGTAACAGCTGTAGTAACAGCACCAATAATTGCTTTCTTGGTAGCTGACATTACGCTTTCTTCTTGTTGTTCCTCAGACATATTATTATGGATTGGTTGTATTAGATAATGATTCTCCGTCTTCTTCATCAACTTTTTGGATTAGCATCTTGTCACGGTCCTCAGAGTTAAACCAGTAGTCAACTACTTTGTTTAGATTACCAACAAAGGCACCCAACAAAATAAGTAACATCTCTTTCCAGTCTTCTCCAATAGAAGCTTCCATAAATACTGCGGCATTGATGCCAACAATAATTAAAGTAAACAAACCTAATACAATTGCTGTAATCTTCCAACGGTTGGCTTGCATTTGTTGTAGCATGTAGTAGAACCTGTTATTAGGATCTACAGCTACGGGTTCTGCTTGGCTAAGGCCAAGTGCTTTTTTAATGTTCATTTATTTACGACAATTTTAGAATGTAATACTTCATGCTCTGTTACTACGGTAAGTACATATACACCATCTGAGAGACGATCTAGATTAGCACTATACTTATACTTACCGGCAGGCATCTTTTCATTTAGAATAGTTTGAATACGTCTTCCTACTTCATCAGAGATAGCTACATCTACTTCAGCATCATGTTTAATCTGGAACTGGATCTGTACTGCGCCATCTGTAGGGTTAGGGAATACAATTACAGAGTTAAGATCATTTAAAGAAACAACTCCTTTGTTAATTCTACGTACCTCAATGATACCCATAGCAGGAGTAATGTTCATGTCTTTTGCTTTTACATCACCTACATACTTAGCACCGGTCCATAAAGCTGCAGTAGCCCAAGAGTCTTGTGGCTTCTTAGCAATAAACTGAAGAGTAAATACTTGTTCTCCGTCATTTAAGAAGTTTTCATTAGTTAAGTCAGCTGCTCCCCAAGATACTGTACCGTTAGAAGGGTTTAAGTAAGAAGTCCACTTCATCATCTTCTCAGTGTTCTCTACTTTCTTAAACTCTAAGTAAGCAGTATCATAACGCAAGTCTAACTGAAGTGCACCTAATTGCTTACCATTGGTAAGAACTTTAACAGGAACGTTAACTAAGTTACCTTCATCTACAGTTACTTTAGGCATGTTAATCTCAATAGTCTCTACAGGAAAATCATAACTTACAGTCTCATCAATGATGTAACGCTTAGCATTAGCTGGGTTAGTAATCTTGATAGGAGTTAAACGGGCCATCTTAAAGCCGGTAGAGTTTGCATCTCCTTTAACAGCTACATAGTAAGTGATAGAATCTTTGCCGTCAATAGTATAGTTGAAGTTGTTAATAGTAGAGTAGATAGAAGTTAAGTTAGTAGCTGCTCCGTTAATAGCATTGTACTCAGCAACTGTGAAGAACATTACATCTTTCTTAGAGTTAGGCCAGCTAGAGAATCTACCAGCTAAACGTCCGTACACAGAGTATACGTCAGCAATAGTAATAGAACCATCAGTGTTGTTTACATCCATTGTATAGTAATCAAATCCTGAAGGAGTGTATTGACCTAAGATAGCTTGGTTAGTCTTCTGTGCATCTGCAGTAGAGAATACGTTACCGGGAATCATTGTATCACCTTTAACTACCATACGTACATCCCAGTAAGTAGTATCTAAGAATTTACGGAATACAACATGTCCTAAAGAGTTAGTTGCTTTAGCTTCTACTTGAGTCCAAGATCCACTAGGAGCTTTCTTTTCTAAAGACACCCACAAGTTCTTAGCATCAGAACCTGTTACGTTTTTAAACTTAGCAGCAAAGCGTAATACTTTCTGATTGAAACGACCACCATAAGAGTAAACTACCAAAGTAGTATCATTACCCCATGTAGTGGCAGCTTTGTTTGCAAATGATTTAACACCCGCAACTTTTAAAGTCTTAATAGAATCTAAGTTATTCCACACTGCACTACCGGCATGAGTGAAAGTCAAATCAAAAGTAGCGCCATTAGAGTAGTTAAAGCTAGCACTAGATCCGGTGTAAGCTAAAGTTACAGTCAAGAATCCTTGGGTGTTACTATCTACATACTGTAAGTACTGATCTGAAGTAGAGATCTTCAAAGAAGGAACTACACCAGTGAATGCAGTGTTATCGTAGAATACACGGAACTGCATACCTGTAATGCTTTCAGAGGTAGATGTGTTATAGAAATGTAAAGGTGCTACTGTCTGTCCTGCAGTAGTAGTAGCAACTTGGTAGCCAGAATCAATCACAACCCAGTGGCCCGTACCTGGAGATGTGCTAGAACTTTGTGCAAACATTACTGTTGCAAACAAAGTAGTTACAAGTGAAGAGATAAATTTTTTCATTTTTTTATGTTATTTATAGCGTGTTCTATGAGCCAAGGCTCAGGATTTTCTAAGTTTTTTATAAAGCTGAGTTCATACATGTAGCAAAATGTTTCCTCTTTTTCCGGAATCATATCTATACCTTTCTTTGCTATATAGAGATGTAAGCTTTCATGTACTAGAACTACAGCAATGTTATTTATAGAGTTTAGTTTAAGATCAGCTACAGCTATGTAGATGTGACCTTTACCATTCTCTAGTTCACAAGAAGAGTAGGGACTTATCATAAAAGATACTTGAGAACAATTTGTATCAAGCATCTTGTACTTATCTATGTCTACCTTCTTTATCAGTTGAATTGCTGAATCAACTTTTAAATCCCAACCGTCCCCAGCTTTGTCAATTTTGATTTGAGCAAAACAAGGGACGGCTAAGAATATTAAAAGAATACTAATTAGTACAGATTTCATAATCTTCTACTAGATAGATTCTTTTTGCTTTGTTTTTAGATTTCTTACATTCTCTGATATTACTAGCACCTACTCCTACAAACTCTGCAGCTTGTTTAGAGTTTAAGAAGATGTGAATTTCTCCTGTAATAGTGTTAGTTAACTTAAGATGTTTTTTACTATTAGAAATACTTTGCTTTATTAGATACTCTTCGGTTTGTAGTTTTCCTCCGTAATTAGGATTATTACTGCCAAAAGAAGATTCTGATATCTTACTTAAAGACTCTGTAGAGTGTTTCTTTCCATAGAAAGCATTGTTTACTCCTGTAGCTTTTAAAGACATAAGTTGTTTTGTACCTAAAGACAGAACTTTTTTCTTTTCATGCGTAGGAGTTAGATAACAGTTTAAACCATTTTCTACACTACAAAATTGTTCTTGATAATACCTTTCTCTTTCTAAAAGATTTTCACTAGAGCAAAATTCTAGTATTTCAATCTTGTGTAACTCAACACCATGCTTTACCAAAGAATTATAAATAGCTCTTTGTTTTTTAACTCTATTTGGGGTTAAGTAGTAACTACAACGTATACGCAAGTTAACAGCCTCACCTACATAGACTTTACCTGTAGGAGAAGTTATCTTGTATATACCTGAAGTACTAGGAAACCCCAAAATAGAATCATGCATATTATTTAATATCTTCTGATTTAATCAAAGTGTAAGTAAAAGAATCTCCCTGTAATTTAGCACCTTTCTCGCAGATAGCAAGAAATTTATCAAAATCAGCAGATTTTTTAAATACTTGACAACCATGACTCCAGTCATTTACTTGAGCAGAATCTACTCCTGCTTTGTGAATGTTGATTCCAAATACACCTGTTTCAGTTTTGTCTTCTTGGTATACTCCATCTTTAGTATAGTCACGAAATACAGTAAGAGGTGCTTTCTGTTTAAGACATTTGTATTTACCTTGGTGAAGACCTACACCATGTGATCCTGGATATTGTCCTGGTTTAACACGAGCAGTTCCTCCACCATTGTCTGTGGTGCAAGGCCAGATATGGAACTTCCATTCTCCACCCTCTTTGTAACTTAAAGTCATCCAATCATCAAATGCATTGGTAACTTTTTGTCCGGTTGCACTATTACGAATACCAATTACATTGATATTGAATTCTCCGTTTTCAAAATACTTGTAGCTCTTAGCTTTAACAGCTGCTTCAATTTGTTCTCTAGTAAAACTCATAAGATTTTATATTTTAGTTTATAGTTTATAGTTTATAGTAAACAGTAAATTACTCCTCAGTATTAGCTTCTGGCTTCTTCATTACTTTCTCAAAAGTTGTGAGCCCAAGACAACCAAATGCAAGCAATGCAACTGCATCCACTAAGGGTACAGATGGAGCAAAGTGTGCTTCAGTAAAAGAGTTAGCATACAGAGTAGCGCAAAGAGTTAAAGTGCAGACTAAGCCACACAGGCGCTTCATGGAAACGGAGCCTTTTTCATCTTTGAAAAGACCTCCAATAAAGTTTAATAGTTTCATACGGTATTGTTTTTACCGCAGTTGATTCGGGATGCAGCCCTAGATGGTTTTTAGGGTACTACATATATAATATACGAAATTATCTTCTCATTTGGTACTCATATCCTTTAAGAGATTTGATCGGATCTACTTGAGAACCAGTTAATCCAAATAAATATCCTAAATCATTAAAGATTTTTGCTGAACCTTCCTGTTGCCATTTATAAGGTCCAACATCTCTAGTATAAAAACCACGAGAATCATTACTTAGCACATAATAACCATCATATGCAAAGTCTTTATACTTATCTACAATAGGACCAAGAGTTGGTGCGCCTCCAGAATAAATTAAATTAACGTATTCTCTAGGATTTAAAAATGTTAAAGCTTCTTGCTTAGTTCCTAATGCTGATACTAATGAGTGGTTAATTAACCAACCACCAGCATTAAAGTCATCAGATAACAAATCACCACTTCTCTCACGCATCTTTTCAAATCTATCTTCATCATCTGGATCATATCCAAATAAGTAAGCAATCATAAGAGATAACATACCTATTACAGCTGTATGTGCAAATGCTTTTTTACCGGCATACTTTTCTTCATCTGTTAAAAAGAATGATCCATTAGATAATCTTGATACTAAATTTCTTAAAAGTTTAGCAGATTCTAACATATAACCATTATTTATATCACCAGTTCTAACATTGTATCGTGATGGTGACCAGTTATTTACAAACATTCTAGTAAAGAATCTTCTTAAACTAGAGAACATTCTCCATAATGCATATCTGTCTAGCATAGACTTATCTATCTTTCCATATGCACCTTGTAAAGCATTACTAGTTTCTTGAACTCTATTTCTAGTTTTCTTAAACTCTTCACCTCCTACATCATATGAAGAATCAATTCCGGCTTTTAATTTTAAAATACCATCTGATCCTTTTTCCCAAGCATCTAAATAAGAGATATAATTAGTTTTACCATTTATAATCTGTGGTACTTTTTGATGTATCATCATACCAGCAAATAAAGAAAGAGTACCTTCATTCTCTAACCATTTTCTTGGAGACAACAGTACACTGTTTGCTTTTTTACTACCTTGACCAAGTACTAAGAAACTATCTGCTAAATCTGTACCAACACTTCTTCCAAACTCAGTACCAAATTTTTCTTCAAATCTTCCTTTGATTGGATCAAATACCTCAATTAATTGCAGATTAACACTCTTCTCAGATGGATTAGCATTATATACATTAGCAGAGATATCAGACATCATTTTAAATGCTTCAACCTGACCTAATGCATATGATCTTTTGTTAAGATATTTTTGTCCAGCTGACTCAATAATCATCTGTGTAACTGCACCACCAAAGTTTTTAATTGCCGATGGAAAAATATTCATGGCAAATAAACCAAAGACTGCTTGTGATTGTAAACTATCAATAAGCTTTTGTGCACTACTACTCTCAGACAATAATCCAACTCTTGTTTTACCTTTAAACTCTCTTTCAATAAAAGAATTAATTGCCTCAGCTCTTAAGTTCTTACCTTTCTTATTTACGTAAGTCTTAATGTTATTAGTAACCCAGTTATAACTATTGATCTTAGATAGATCTTTAATCCCGTTTTCTGGATTATTTACAACTTTCTGTAAAGCTTGAGCAATAGGATTTAACTCAATAAGTTTTTTCTGATGCTCAAGTGAATACATATACTTAAGCATAGAGTAAGGAACGTTTAGAGATACTTGATCAACATCTAATTTATACAGACCTTGTACGGGAATAGAAGAGATCTCTTCATCAAAGATATCAGCTCTAACTAAGTTAAACTGTTCATTGTAGTTAATACCCTGTTCAAAGTCATCTTTTGCTGATGTAATGCTATCCTTAATACTTTTAATAGCACCTCTAACTTTTTTAGCACTATCATTTAAAGTAGAACCTACTAGTTCAGATTTAAACTTTCTAAATCTTGGAATATCCAACCAGATCTTACTATACTTTGTTTTGTTCTCTTGAAATAATAAATGGTATTTAACCATTACATCTAGAGCTTTTGCTTTTTCAGGACTATTCTTCTTTAAATCAAAGTAAGCTTTGTTTACATAAAGATCATCCTTTGCTCCTTCTTCTACAGTTCTTGGTAACCAGTTACCTCTGTTGTCTATATGTTTTCCAACCTTAAGACTGACTTTACTTGTAGCTTTATCATAACCGGTTCTATATTGTTTCTTTACAGATCTTCTATAGAAATCATTTTTAGGTATTCTTCTAATGCTTACATCAGTTGCATCACCACTATAAGGATCAATATCTTTATAAGTATAAGAATTATAATCTTCTGCACTGGCTGGTATTGTAACATTCCAAACATATATAGGACTGTATACTTTCTCCATCATCTTAGACTCTGAATTATATACTTCTTTAACTATATGATTTGCTAGATACCATTCTTTAAATTCTGCATTCTCTTTTAAATACTTAGCAATAAAGCCGGGCTTTAAAAACTTGTCAGCATTAGCTTTATTAATCTCAGTGGTAGCAAACTGAGCTAATTTCTCTGGATCAATTCTTTCTATATAAGAATTAATTACATTGATATAATCATCAGTAGGTTCTTTAGATTGCATTGAAGCTAACTCAGAGTATAATTTCTTTAATGCAATTTGAGTTAACTGATCTAAACTATTTTCTCCACGTATTGTATTAAGCTCTGTAAACTCTGCTTTCTCTAATGCACTGGCTGTTTTAGATTTTATCTTAGTAGATAAGTCTATGTATCTTTCAAACTGTGCAGGACTTAATCCACTAAAGCCAGCAAGATTGTTTTGAGAATCTAAGATTTCTTGTTGTAACTCTTTTATTCTCTTAAGTCTATTCTCAGACATTTCTGAGCCAACAGGTTGTCCATCATCATTTCTAAAACCAATAACTATATCTATAATCTCCTCCCATTTTTTACCAATGTCCAAACGTTTAGACACATTAACTGGAAGTTTATCTGTAATAGTTTTAATTTTATCTATGATCTGCTGCTTTCTTTTATAGAAATCTTCATTAATAGATACTCTAGTATTATCAGTTAACCATTGATCTACTAATTCTTTAAACTCTTCTGGGTTAGCACTAAGACCTTGGTCTAATAAATCTTGCTTATACTGATCAAGTCTGTATTGGAATAAGCCGGTAATCTCTTTCCACTCATAGAATTTTCTACTCTCATCTCTATACTTCTTTTCTATCTTAGCAGTCTCTAAATCATCACCAGCTTTAATAGTACCAGACTCATCACGTAATGATGCTAACTGACTATACTTTTTCCAAAGAAGTTTCTTTTGCTCAAAAGCTTCATCCTCAGTAAACTCATCAAATACTCTTCTATCAATATCAGCAATCTCTGCTAAAATATTTTGTTTTCTTTCATATGCAATCCTACCTAACTCAGAATCATAAATTTGTTCTTTAGCATAAAACTCCGGAACATATTCATCATACATATAATCTCTATAAAACTGTCTTACAACCTGATTAAGTTGTCTAGCTTTATCTAAATCATTTACTCTTTTAGCCTCTTCAATATCAAACTGTAATCTATCAATTACAGCTTGGTAACCTTTCCAAGGATTTAAGAATACTAACTTACTAAACTCTTCAGCTTCACCATTATTGTTACGTGTTACAACTGTATCTTCATATACTAGATCTTTCATAAGATCAGTAATGTTCTTATCAGAATAACCAGCGTCTTTTAAAACAGGTAACAACTCAGAAATAAAACTATCTTTATTAGCTTTACTTTTTAACTCTACATCTGTATAAGCATTATCTACATATACAGCAAAGCTAGAGATAATTGGATCTGGTGAACTCGCAAATGATTCTACATAAGCTGAAATAGAATTAACATCACCACGCATACCTGATAAGTAATCATCAATTGTAGCGCGGTTTAGTTTTAATCTATCCCACTCTTCTTGAGTCTTTTTAATTTCTTTTGGAGAAGCGTTATTATCTCTAAGTGTTTTTAATTTAGTTTCAAAATGACTATCTACATTTTTAGCTAATGGACTTAATACATCCTCTAATACACCACCAACACCTCTTTTGTAAATAGAGTTAATGATTCTATCTGCTTGTTTTGTTTTCTCAGAGATTCTACTGAATAACTGAAATAAAGAACTATCTGTACGTAATCCAGCATCACTTAAGCCATTGATACTCTCCTCCATTATCTTGCTCCAGTTTCTTACAAGTAAATCATAATAGAAGGTGTTACTGATAACTTCCTTGGTATCAGACATCTTATTAAGATTATTAAGCTGGTCAATAATCCTATTCATTAAGACATCTGTCTGAATTGTAGTTCTTACAAGAGAGGTAATTTGTTTCTCTCTTTTATCTAACTCATCTTTAAACTTTTTAACCTTATCATCTACAGTTGTTGTTTCTGCAGTACGTAAGTCAGAGACAATATCTTGTAGAATAGTTCTACCTGATTCATTCTTAATAGCTTCTACAAAATCAGAGTAGTTCTTATTTGTACGAATTCTAGAAAGAAGTGAGCCGGCATTAGTAAAATATCTGTTAACTACTTTTACTAATACATCATTATCTACTTGTTGTAGATCATTATACATAGTTTGATTACTACGCATATATTGAACTACATCATCCGGAGTAATGATTTGTGTAGTAAGTACAAAGGTATCTCCCAATAACATGTTTGAGAGTTCATCTATTGTAGTAGTCTCAGATAACTTATCCAACTTAATCTTATCACCATATAACTTACGCATTAATTGCTTAATAGCATAGATAATATTGGTAATGAATTTCTTAAATGGATTAGAGTTTTGTACGTTGTTTACTTTATTAACTGCAGCGGTTTCAAGAGCTCTTACTAACACTTCTTCTTGGAAGAGTTGGTCTGTACCATCTAACTCAGGATATAAGAGTTCTACCTTTGATAAAGTCTCAGCGCCTTCTACAGAACTTATATACTGATTATATAAGTTATTAAATAGAGTAGGATTCTCAATTGCAAGACTTCTTACAACAGGGTGAGAGAACTCATGAAGAACAGTATTTAATTTAAAGCCACCTTCTACAAAATATATATTGTTATTATAAAAGAAAGCAGATTCTCCATTCCAAGGATTAGTTGTATCCTTAGTTAAATCTGTAGCTTCTTGAGCAGATATCATTTGATATCCGATACCTACTTGATCAACTAATTTATTTGCAAGCTTTGTAATAGCTTCTTGGGCTTTTACATTTTCTTGCTGTGCTACATCCGGAAATAAACTATTAAAAAAATCTAACTGATCATCAAAGTCTTCTCTATAAAAACTAACAGATCCATCAGGAATATCTTTAGTTGGTATGATATCAGAACTTGATGTGAGTTTAGCATCGTAACTACCATTCTCTTTTCTTTTACCATCTACAACATCAAATAAGAAATCATTAAAGTTTGCATACAATCTTCTTTGATTATCTTCAGCTATAGTAATAAAGTTTTCATTGGGGCCCAATTCAATGTTATAATTTTTAAGAGCTCTTTCTTTAAGCTTTTCATTATATAACTCTAGTAATGTAATAGACCTCTTTAATTCTTTATCATAAGTTCTTTGTAATGCTTTTGGTGAAAGCATTGTATGTATTGGATACAATACAATTTCTGATACACCCTCTTTTTCCGCTAGCTTTTCTGCAGTAAAACCTTCTGGTAAATTAAAAAGTTTATTAAAAACACCATAGTTATATGCATTAAGTTTAGAACTCTTAAATAATAAACAGTTACTCATAGATTACATTATTGAATTTGGACCACACTCAGGATCAGTTAAAGGATCAGCATCAGCTACAATGTTTTTATCCTCTACATCCTCTTCAGCTGCTTCCAGAATATTTTGGTTAAGTGGTTGTACAGAATAAATATAGTTCATAAACTCTGAATTATTCTCAAGCTTAGGATTAAGATACCCAAAGTTATAGTAAAGTTCTTTAAATAACTCAAAGTAAGCTTCTTTATCAGTATTTACATCATCAAAACTAATACTATACCCCTCTTTATTGAACAATAAAGACTTTCCAGAATCATATGACTCTTTTAAGTGCTTGATCACATCAGTAATAATTGTTAAGTTTTCAGAGTGATCTGCTACTTGTAATAAGGTAGGTTGTCCTAATAAAGATTTGTACATTGGTAAGCCTATTGAATTGCCTTTAACTCTAGTTGTATTTCCTAATACAGCATCAATCTTAACGTTATTAATTCCGGTGTTATCTAATGCCATACCATATGTAGCTACTAATTCTGGATAGTTATTAATATGATCTATAGTATTAGCCGCATCTTTCTTAAGACTTAAGTTAAAATTATAAACTCTAGGAGTAAGTGTACTACTGATTCCTGCAGGTAATGCTTTTAAAGACTTTCCTAACTTATTAATAGTACTATCAATTACATAACTCTTAAATCTATAACTGTTAGATTTATTATTAAATGCATTTGTATAGTTATACAATATAGAAAAACCTTTTTGTTTATCTGAAGATAAGATATTAGCAAATGTTTTTACTGGCTCACGCATAACATCTTTAAAATTCTTACTAGATAGAATAGGAATAAAGGTTATGTTTGATTTATTCATACCAGATTGGATGAAGCCGTAGATAGATAACTTATTAAAGAAATAAGATACCTCACGGTTTAATACAGGATCTGCTATTTTCTGAACGGAAGGATCTGCTAACTCTTCAAACTGAGCATTCATATCAGCTAAGAATTCTGC